CGGGATGAAGTTGCCGCCACCCCATTTGACCATCTTGAAGTCTTCCAACTTGGCGTTCGTGGTCGGTTGCCACATCGGCTTGATGCCTGTTACCACAAGGTCAGCAATGCTGTTGTCAATCTGATTTAGCAACGCGCAGAAAGGATAAATGTCGGTGCCAAGTCCTTTAATGGAATGATACGTTCCATCGGCCCCAATGTCGTAGGGAAACAGACAGATGCACTGGTCCCAGCCCTCATACCGGCTTTGGCTGTCGAAGATGAAATCGAAATTTGCCTGCCCCTCTTTTGCAGGGACGATCTTCTGCGAAATCGTTCCGTCCATTTCCTCGACAAACAACGTGGAAAGCTGGATGCGTTTCGTCTGCGTTTGCGTCACGTAGATGTCGCCGTTCTTAAACGCCTGATTCCACCGCTGCCACTCGCGATTCCATCCGTAGGCTTCGCTGCCGTTGGTGGCGCTGTCCATGATGACATTCTTCACCGCCTCGACATTCCAGCCCGCAGCCTTCGCGGCCTTTTCGTTCTCAATCTTGCGCCAGAGTTGGCCGGCGCTCATGGGCGTAAAGACCATCGCCATTTCGCAGTTGTCCAAGGAAAGCTCGGTGCCGTCTGGAAAGTATATGTTCCCCGCCAGAATCGCCTTCGGACGCCAATCCAACGAATCCTCCCACGCCAGCACGCCGGGACCGTGTAGAAGCATTTGCAGGTCGCAAAGCTGACTCATGTCGTCAAACCCGCGCCAGTTGAAAACCATGCTGTGAAAATACTCGGCAAACCCGCGCATCAATTCCGCGTCCTGTGCCGCGTCGCCGTAGTCCAAGTCGCCGTCGATGCAAAGCGGAACCTCGCACACCATGTCGAAGAACGGCGTCCAAGCGTTCATAATGTTTCCGCGATGCCGCTTAAAGTTCAGGTTGGAATCGTTTCCGCGTCCGGCCCTGATAAGATCGCCCTGTGCCTTTGGGGCGTTGCCGTCAAATGCGCCCTGCACTTTGGCGCGACGAGCAGCCCTTAGCCGGTCGTCATTAACGAATCGCTGACAGATTTTCAGCGCGTGCTTCGGGTCTGAGACGCGCGATTTAATCGGCTCCCCTGACTTGGTTAAGTCAGCAAGTTTCCCGTCTGGAGGAGCTTGGTTTGTCATCTGTGCGGAGTTTTTACGTTGTTTGCGTAAATAGTCAAACGGTTTCCGCGTCCATCTCCTCAATTCCCTGCCGTTTCCAGCATTTTGGCGGGAAAAGTGGCATAATTTCCGGCGTCACACCGCGTTTTAGGTGCTCAATCGGCACCCAAACCTGGGCTTTATTGCTGCATTTGCACACGGAACAGGCGTGCAGGTCCAAATCTCGCGTGGTTCCTTCTCCTCCGACAATCGCCGCAACAGTGTCAGCCAGTTCAGGGCAGTCTCCGCCGCACGGTTTGGAGTATTGGGCGTTGCGGCTGCATAGGAAACAGATTTGCGCCCGACGTTCAGCTTCCTCTCTGTCCACAGTTTTGCGACCCCCGATGATGAATGACGCCAGCACCTTCGTGCCTGCCCAAATATCGCTCCACTGCAAATCCACTCCGCTCACTGAGATGCCGTCACCGGAACAGAAACGGCGTGCGGTCTGCGGACCAAGCTGCTCGCAGATATATTGCTCGATTTCCGCCTCGGCAACGGGCGGAAATCCGTTGGCAGTGCAGTAATCGCGAACCTGCCAAAGAAGCAAATTGTATGTGCCGCTGTTGAAATTGTGGCCGGTGATCGGGTGCTTGAATGGGTATCCACCGGGCGGAACCATCGTTCTATTTGTCAGCGTCATCTCGTTCATATCGCAAAAGCTGCGGTCGAATCTTCGTAATCCGATTCATCCCCTTCCATATTCATCTTCTCCGCCGCCGTGTTCCATGCGGTCGCATCCACCACCACATTGTCCGCCACGCCCGCCGGCATGATGCCTTTCTTGCGAAGCACGAAGGCGGCGATGCAGGCCGCATCCGCCAAATCGGGACTGCGCGCCTTGAGCTTCTTCATTTCGCTTTTTGGCAGCACATGCGTCTTGTTGCCCTTGCGGATGTAGTCGCGGGAAGTCAACTCGCGGATCGTGTCGGCGTCGGTAAGCCCGCGCACCTGTCCGCCCTCGATAAATCGGCGCATCGAATACCAGATTTCCGTTACCTTGTTCCCGTAAAGCTCGTGCCAAGTCGTCGGCCTGTCCGTGGATACTGCCGTCTTTTCCGCCGCGCCACCGAACTCCACAGGGATGATGTCGCGCGACCAGCTTCCCGACATGATGCCAAACGGTCCCGCGCCTTCGCCGGTCACGTCGCACGCCAGGTTGCGCGGCGGGATGGGATGCGACTGGCCGTTGATCTTGTAGTTCCGGCACGTTTCCTCCACGGCAGCGGCAATGCCGTAGTGGATGAAGCGTTTGTCCTGAGTCATGTCGATGTTCACGATGACCGGCGCCTGAAACTCGATGCCCGTCACGCCGCTGGCGAACTCGCCGAACTTGAACGGGTAGAGCACGCGCCTGTCCCCGCCTTCAAACGCCACGTCGAAGCCAGCGCCCATCTCCCATCGCGCTTTCCACACAGCTTTGTCAGCGGTGTTGAACTGCGAAAGCAGGAACGCATCCATGACCGTTGTGGACAGTCCGGACGGTGCCCAAAAGCCGCGAACTTCCCGGTAATAGTCGGGTGTATTTTCACCCCCAAAGAAGCGGGCGTCGCGCTCCATTTTGGTCTTCCCGATGTAGAAATGGAATCGTTCCGGCTCTTTAATCGCCGGGCTTCTGTGGCCGTCGAGATGGACACAGCAGCCGCCGAGTTTGGTCAGCCAAAACTCATCGTTTATAGTGATGCTGTTCCATCCTTCAAGCGGCTCGCAATACATCCCGTGCTGGTCGCTTTCATTGGTCGCATTGCCGATGCAGATGAATTGAAACTCCATTGTGCCTGAGTCCAAATTTCGGCACGCTTTGGCGATTGCCTCCGGCATTGCTGGGGCTTCATCAACGACCACTATCACCCTGCGATTGTGAATACCCTTGATGCGCGTCAAACTGGTTTCCGTGGAGCCGCCCTGGTCAACGGCACGCCCAAATATGGCGCTTTTTGTGTCCCGGTCGCTCCATCGGATAACCGTATCGCTTGGAACGATGTCCATGATCTTGCCGTTGCCTTCGTGCATCGGAATCTTACACTTCTCGATCCAGTCAATAAGCTCACTCCAAATACGCTGCTTTAGCGCGGCCATGCTGGTTGATGTCAGGATGCAAGTAGTATGCTGTTGAGCGCAAAGCCAGTTGCACAAAACCCACATGGCAGCACGGGACGATTTCCCAACGGAGGCCGCTCCTGTCGAAGCGCACGACTCCCACCATTTGTAATCAGCGACAATCTTTACTCCAGTCACACGCTCTATGGTTTCAGCCGCTCCGCAGAGAGCGCCAAAGTATAAATCACTCCAGCGGTCCCAAATGAATACCGGCTCCGGCCAAAGCTCGGTTGCCAGCAGTTTGAACCAAAACAGCTTTTTTTCGCCGTGTGGCTCTTTACCAAAGCGATACAGGTAAAACTGATCGTCCCGATAGTCGTCGGGGACACGGTATCCGTGCAGGATTCTTCCACCTTTTACTTGCCGCGATTTAGTTGCGCTTGACATATTAGATCACCGCCATATCTTCCATTCCATGAAAGCACTCGACCTCACTGGAAAGAAATTTACGCGATACACAGTCCTTGAGTTTTACGGCTCTAAAAACGGAAAGCGAAAATGGAAATGTCAGTGCGAGTGCGGAACGATAGGCATTGTTGGAACAAACGACCTTGTTTCCGGCAATAGCAGATCGTGTGGATGCCTTAAAAACGAACTTGCGAGCGCAAAAGCGTCGCGTCATAAACTCAGCCATTCCAAAGTGCATGACTGCTGGTGCGCTATTCGCCAGCGTTGCGAAAATCGCAACCACAAACGATTTCATAAATACGGCGCACGAGGAATATCTGTATGTCCGCGCTGGCATGTATTTGAAAACTTTCTTGAGGACATGGGGCACCCAGCCAGTTCTGCAATGAGCATTGACCGAATTGATAACAATGGAAATTACGAACCGGCAAACTGCCGATGGGCGACCCCGGAACAGCAGGCGCGGAATAAGACTGCTGCAAGAAAACTCACGATTGACGGAGAGGAAAGGTCGATTCACGACTGGGCGGACATCACTGGGGTAAAATTCGCAACTATTTGGAGAAGAATCCGGCTTGGATGGACCCCGGAGCGAGCGGTGCTTCAACCAGTGAAATAGCGCAAAGTTGTCGTAGCTGATGCGCTGCGCTGGCTTGGCTTTGGCGGTCATTGCTTCATCAGTGCAACCCTGCGGAATTTCACCCAAAGCTCGTTCATCGCCTTTTTCCGTGGGTTGGTTGGCTGGCCGTTCTTGCCGGGAGCTTCGTCTGGAATTGCCTGCAATATCTCCATGCCGGTCTTGCCGGTTTCGGGGTTTTTCGTTTCCAGCCAAGTCCGCATCATCTTTCCGCTCTCGCGCATGCAGGCTGCATACTCGGGATAGGTTTGTCGCCTGCCGTCGCTCGGCCTTGGCTGCCGGTCAGGGATGGAAAGCCCGTTTTTCACCACAAATTGCAGCGTCTTATCGTCGGCCAGCGTGGTGAACTGGAAAACCTTTTCGCCAGCCTTTTGCGCCACAGACTTACCGGCGTCCACTTCATCGCCAAGGATCGTGGTGGCGCGGCCATTCGGCGCGTAGAACGCAATGGCATTGGCGGCGGTGTCAAAGAATCCATCAGCGCGCTCCTTCTTGCCTCTGACAATATCATCCAGTTGCGAGAGTCCGCGCAGATTGCCGGGAACGAATTGCGCCGCGTTCTTGCCAAGAAACTCCTCCGGTGTTTCGCCGAACGAAGTCTTGCCGGTGTTGAGCATCGTAAGCAGGTCAGCCAGTGAGCGCGTGAAAGACTGATTCATCATCGCGTCTGCGATGCCTTTGGCGACGGCCACACCTGCCATCTCCGGCACTTTCTCTCCGACAATATCGCTTTTCGCCTTGGGCCACTTCTTGTTGTCCCGCATCCGCTGAAATGGCGCGAGGTTTCCGGCCAGCGGTTGCAGCGGGCCGACGTTGGTTGGGTAGTATTTGTCACCGATCTTGATGGAATTGAGGCGAACACCCGATTCCCGCACACGCCGCCGCTCATCCGGCGTGGTTGGACCGCTGCCGATGAAGTCAATGTAAGGGTCTTCCTCGTCGTCAATGGCCGCGTAAATAGCGGCGAGTCCGGCGTAAAGCACCATGCCGAGATAGGCGCGCTGGATGCGGACTTGGGTGAGGCGGTCGCCTGCACGTCCTTCGATTAAATTCGCGCCACCGGCCAGCGATTCCGCGCCGATGACAGGCCAGTTGCGCGTCATGTAACGGAACGCCCCGTAGCCAACGGAGTAGTCCAGCATGACGCGCGTGGCGTTGGCGCTGGTGCGAACAAAGCGAACGAATGGTTGCGCCGCGCCGCCGAGAGCTTTCTGGATGTCGCTCTTGGTATTGCTCGGGAACGCCACCTTCAGGATGGCGCTGGCGATGACGCCGATGAAGTCTTGCGGCTGGTCGTTGAGCAGCGAGCCGTAGTTGGCCAGTTCATCGGATTCCGTGGCTGCTTCCTGTCCTTCCGGCGAGAGCTTGGATTGGAGCAACTGAATGACGCGCAACCGTTCGTCCAGTTTGGTTTTCAGCGTGCCGTCCTTGCGCTCCTGTGCCGCCTGTGCGCGCGATTCCCTGACTGCCGCCGGTCGCCCGCCGGGATAGTTCAGTTCGTCCACGGCGTCCTCCAACGATTGCCCCGGTCGGCGCGTCTCTTTTGCCAGTGCCGCCGTCTGCGTGAAGCGTACCGCCTCGCGTGCCGGCCAGCGAATCACCGCATCCGCCGCCATCATGGCGCGCATGATCCACTTGTATTGCGACACCGCCTTGGCTGCGCCTTTGAACTTTTTCGGGAACGCCGGGTCTTCCGCCATCTTCGCCAGCAACTCCACCGGGCTGTTGACCAGTGCGGAGTCGAACTGACTGACCTTTTGCAGGTTCTCGCCCGTGGTCCACAGGTCGCGCATCATGGCCACGCCGTCGCCAAACGAGCGCGCCCACGTCTTTACCGCACCTTTCAACGTCTCGGCTCGCGCACCTTTGTTCGACAGCGCGCTCATTATCGTCATCTCGCCGGACGTAGCCGCTGATCCCAACGGGTTATTGACGAAGATCGTGGTGAACGCGCCAAGGATGTTGCCGTAGCTGATCGACATGGCGAGGTTCCACCAGAACGAGAACGTCTTGGGATTGGCGATGGCCAGTTCCACGGCAATGTTGCCAAGGATGCGGTCACGCGGCATCCCTTCCGGTGCTGTCTCGGCGTCCTCATACATCTTCTTGAGCTTGTCGCGGAAAGCTGGCGTGAACTCCTGCACCCCGGCTTTCTCCATGAATACCTTGGACAGCGTTTCGTCGTCCAGCGCGCCCATCTCGAACAACTTCCACAGCTTGTCGAGCGCAGTCTTGTTGCCGGGTTTGCCGGGCTTGCTCATCTTGGCGAGCAGTTCCTTGCGAACCTTTTCCATGCGCTTTTTCAGGTCAGCAATGATCTTGTCCGTCGCCGCCTTGCGCTCCGCTTCCGTGGCAAGATTCATCTTGGCGACAACTTCATCCGCGATGCGCTGGCGAATCTCGTCCCACGACGCTTTTGGCTTGGTCCGCATGATGTCGCGGATGGACTCGTCCATGCCTTTCAGTTGCTCATCGAGTGCGGTTTTCAGCGTGTCCTTGGCTTGCGCCGCCTCCACTTCCGCAGCTTTGCCGCCCGTCATCCGCGCCAGCAGCTTCTCCGCTGCCATCACCTTAGCGTCGGGCGACATCGGCATGGCGGCGTAAAGCTGGCCGGCGATGTTCAGCAGCTTGCCGCCCTGACTCATCATGTCGGAGAAGTCCGCAATGGCTTCCGCCTCCACGTCCTTGAGCGCGGCAATCTGTTTCGGATCGGCGGCAGTTTCGCGTTGAGTGGCGGCGTTCTGTGCTATCAGGAAAAGCAGCGCGGCCTTTCGGCGGTCGGTGAGTCCGCTGAAAAACTCAGTCAGTCCACTGGCCATTGACTTTGCGCGGTTCAGCGCAGCGCGAAGGTCGCCGTCCTTTGTTTCAAGCAGCATCTCAGCGGCGAACTCAACGTCCTCTTTGAAGCTGTCCGGCAGCGTGGTGCGGTTGCGAACCACGTTCCAAGCGTTGTCGCTCAACGTGCCTTGGTCGCGCTCGGCTACGCGGGTGTAGTATTCGCCCTCGCGCCCGCCTTCGACCAGTTCTCCCGGCATCGGCAATCCGTCATCCAATCCGGCGGCAGCGAAAAACTCGCGCGCTTGCGCTTCGTCCAGATTCTTGACCAGCGTTTTCAGGTGCGCTATGCCTTCCGCCACGGCCTGCGCCACGGTCTTTCCGGCGCGATAGGCGGCGCGCGCCACCATGAGCGCGGCGCGAAGTGCGGGACGGCCCACGGTTTGAATGAACAGCGGGTCGGCGTAGAGCGTGCCTTTGCTCGGTTTCAGCGCGTCAATGGCGCTGTCCAAGGCGGACTCGATTTTGTCTGACTTCGCCTTCCCACCCTTCGCCTTCACCGGCTTCATATCCGCCGCTTCCACCGTCTGTTCCTCGCCTGTGCGCTCGTTCTTCACGCGGAAATAGACCTCGCCGGGCTGGTCGCCTTTCTGCGGCGGCAGTTGCTCCACCACGGAGTAGGTCGCGGGACCGGACTTGAGCTGGATGCGGGCGGGTGCGGGCGTGGTTTCCTTCGCAGGCTTCGCCTTGTTGAACGATTCAAATGCACTTGTGAAATAATCCTTTCCAGCCACTTCGACACCGCGAGAACGGTCAAAGGCTGTGTATTTCTGCCATGCTTCTTCGGCGCTGGCTGCGGGACGCTTCGATTCCATCTCCGACTTTATCCAGTCGTTCATGTCCTCCTCGCGTGACATGCGCTGCTCAAACGTCTCCTTCGCCACCGGCACAGCCGCCTGCGCTGCGGGCGCGGGCGATGGCGCGGGGGTGGGCTGATCTTTCGGGAACTCGTCAGGCCAGAATGGCTTCCCATCCAAGTGATACGCCTCTGCGTCCCCCTTTATTGTCGGGTGATGCTCTTTGCTCCATTGTTTCTCGGCGAATCCGTTCTTAACAAGCGAGCGAAGCACTGATTTATCTGTCACTCCTGCCTGTTCAAACGAAATTCCAAGACCGCGCGTTTTTGGCTCTACTCCGGTTGCTTTGAATATCGAATACTTGCGAATCGCCTCTGACTCGGAATCCGTGGCTGTTGGCTTTCGCAATGTAGTCGCTGATGATTCATCCACTCTGGTCTTGGAAGTAGGAGTATCGCTAGGCACCGGCAATTCACTTTTTGCTTTTTGCACTTCGGGCACGTTTTTGGAACTTTCATTTTGTGTTTTTACTGCATTTGTTGGTTCAACGACTCTCAACACCTTGAACTCTCCAAGGGTATGATAGCTCGGACCCTTCACTGCTTCGCTAAAGCTATCTCCACTTGCGGCTCTTAGCGCAGCGTCCCTATTGTCGAAAACTTGATGCGAATATGGACCGCTCTCGTCCACTTGAGTTACGCGCCACTTTCCTTCACCAGAAATATCTGGCGTAACGAGAAGTTTAACATTTGAACGTGTCTGGCTTTGCATCTCCACCGAACCAGATTTGCCAGCCTTTGACGTAACAGCCTCGATTGCGGCGCGCTTCGACTCTTGAAGTTTTGCGTATCTCTCGTCAAAAGCAGAACGGACCTTCGCCACCGGCGCGGCAGGCTGCGGTGCAATAGTTTCGCCAGTCGCAGCAACCTCCTGCACAGCCGCCGCCGGGGTAGCGACCGGCGACGGCTCCGTGCGTGTCGGCTCGGGTGAAAGTGCGCCAGCCACCGAAGGCGGTTGTTCCGGTGTGGGTGTGCCCGACGGGGCTGGCGAAGATG